GTAAGCGAAGTATTTAATGAAATGTTGACAGATTATGGAGTTAAGTTGGATTGAATTAGGAATGATAGGAATGTATTTAATAGGAGTAGCAACAGGAATGTTAATTGGTTATATAGTATGGAACGAGAGGCACTAAGACAACAAGTTGTTCGGTTAATAGAGAAACACGAACTAAAGAAAGAAGACAGGCATAGGGAGTATTTATACCCGCGATATTTTTTAATGTGGGTATTGGTTAAAAAATGTAGGTTGTCGTTACAGGCGACTGGCGACCATTTTGTAAAAGACCACAGCACGGTTATTCACGCAATAAAAATGCACGATATTTTCACAGAAAGTCGCGATAGTATTTACGAGTACTATATACGTGAGTTCAGAAATGCGTTGGAAGTTCCCGAAGAAATAAGAACGTTGCAAGGCGATGTGTTGAAATGTCGTAGTTTCGGTGAATTGAAAGTTATAAAAAAACGAATCAAAGAAGGTTTTTATTTATGAAATAATTTGTATATTGCGTATTGGTTCGCTTCCACATTATAGAACCTTAAAAAACTTATTGACCCTGTTAATGAAGTAGACGTGGAAGCCTATGGAATTAGCGGGGTTCTTTGTTTTAATTAAATTACTTTATTATGAATTTTTGTTTAAAAGGTATTGACCACGAAGGAAATGAAATTGAATTTCAATGTACAGACCCATGTACATATATTATTAGTATTACTAATTCTCACGCGACTACTTATTATGAAATGGATTTGGAAGATAAGGAAAGCCTTATTTTATTTTTAAATTTTCTGAGCGATGCAAGGGTGGATTAAGATACATCGTAAGTTTTTAGATTGGCAATGGTTCAATAAAAGCGAGGCGGTTCATTTGTTTGTTTATATGCTCCTAAAAGCAAATCACAAGGACTCACAATGGCAAGGAATCGAGGTTAAACGAGGTGAGTTTATTTCGTCTTTAGGTAAGATTTCAAGCGATACAAATATCAGTTCTCAGTCGATTAGAACGCTTTTAAAAAAGTTAGAAAACACGAACGAAATTATCGTAAAATCAACAAACAAATACACACATATAACTATCTGTAAATATGATTGTTACCAATTAGATTTAGAAGACACTAACAAACAACTAACAAACAATCAACAAACAACTAACAATCAACTAACAACAAACAAGAATGATAAGAATAAAAAGAATGAAAATAATATACCGGAAATCGAAGATTTTGTGGCTTATGCTTTAGAACAATTTCCAAAGGTAGATGAAGACGAAGTAAGATTGAAATACAAAAGTTGGTTAGTTAATGGTTGGTGTACAAACAAGGATAATAAACTACGACCAATTAAAAACTGGAAATCAACTTTACTAAACACTTTGCCGTACATGAAGGAAAAGACGATAACATCGGACGACAGATTAGTAGCACACATTAAAAAAACACTTAATCTTAAACACCTATGATTTTACCAAAAGGACACGCCACAAAATACCTAACAGATTTCAAAGACGGAAAGATAAAGCGAGGTTTGGGTATTGACACAGCGTTAGACGAATACTTGCTTTTTAAACCTAAACAACTTTGCATTGTGTTAGGACATGACAACGTTGGAAAGAGTTATTTCATGGAATGGTATTTTTTGGTTTTGGCGTTGAAGCACGATTTAAAGTTTACGTTGTGGATGGGTGAGAATAACTCTGGGCAAGTAATGAGGGATTTAATACAAATGTATGTGGGTGTAAAATTCGATGAACTTACACACGAACAAATACGCAGAGCTGAGATGAAGTTAGAATACAATTTTACCTTTGTGGATAATTCACGGCTTTACACACCCGACGAAATGTTAGCGATATTTCAAAAGACAGATTCGGACGTTTGTTTTATTGACCCGTTCACAGGACTTGACCGAGGGTTTAACCATTCCGATAATTATGAGTTCTTAAACAAAGCACGGTTGTTTTGCAATAAGACGGGAAAGACTTTGTATTTGAGTACACACCCAACAAGTGAAAGCGGACGTAGTGGAAATGTTTACCCGGCTAAACATGAATTTGAAGGACATTTACGACCGCCTATGAAAGCACACATTGAAGGAGGTAAACCTTTCTTGAATCGATGCGACGACATGATAGTTATTCACCGCTTAGTAAAACATCCTACTATGAAATTCCATACAATGATAGACATAGAAAAAATAAAAGACCGTGACACTGGCGGACAGCAAACGCAGTTCGATTCCCCTCTATTATTTGATTACAATTTTGGAATGGGTTTTACGATAGGCGGGGTTGATGCGATTGCACCCTACCGAAAGACGAAAAAAAGTACTAACGAATTACCCTTTTAAATATGGACGAATTAACATTAATGATTAGCAAAGGAAATATTATGAATGCCATACTTTCAATGAAGGTAACTTTGGAAGAGTTAGAGAAAAGTCCAAAACCCGAAAAAGCTAAAATTTACATTGAAGGTATGACAAAACACATAGAAAGGTTAACGGAATCGTATAGTACATTCGTGTTTTTGGAAAAGAACAACGCAATCCTAAACAAAATGATTTACCAACATTTTAAAGAAAACATGGAACAGAAATTCGAAATTCAGAAGTTGAAAGAAGAAATAGACGAACTAAAGAAATTTTTATGATAAAAGTAGGAAGTGATTTTAGTGGTGTGGGTGCATTTAACCAAGCATTAATGAGATTGGGTATTGAGTATAAAGAGATATTTGCTTGTGATATGGATAAATACGCTAGGCAAACGTTTATACACAATTACGGAGAACCCGAATACTATCCAATGAATGTGCATGAAAGAGAAATACCGAAAGAATCTTTAGATATTTACATGACAAGTCCGCCGTGCCAAGCATTTAGTTTAGCGGGAAAGCGATTAGGAAAAGACGATAAAAGAGGTATTTTGTTCTTTAATTCTTATGAGTTTATACAAGTAAACAAACCGAGGTATTTTATATTTGAGAATGTCAAAGGCTTACTATCTGATGATGGAGGTAAGACCTTTAGTGAATGGTGCAATATGCTTGGCGGGAAGTCAGTTAATGGCAACCCTATATTATTTCCATACGAAGAGAGCGTACCTTATCATATCTATTGGAAGGTATTGAATGCAAAACACCATGGAGTACCACAGAACAGAGAGCGTGTATTTATTATTGGCATACGTGATGATGAGGATAATACATTCAGATGGCCTGTTGAGGAGCATTTGACTAAACGATTAAAGGATGTGTTGCAGGAGGAAGTTTATAGTAAGTATTTTTTGAGTGAGAAAGCAGTTGAACATCTGTCTATTCATAAAGAAAAACACGATAATAAAGGAACAGGTTTTGGTGTTGAATTAAAAGATGAGGATTCTATTGCTACTACGATTAGAGCAAATGGAGCGTTATGCCCTACTGACAACCATATCAAAATCAAATCAGCCACATCAAAAGGATATGAGATTTGTTACAACGACAAAAAATTGAACGATACTATTAAAAAAAACATATTACCAACTGGTCAAATAAAGGCTATTGACACACATAATAGAAAAGTTCAAGATAATGCACCTACATTAACAGAACCACATCACAATACAACGAGATTATGGGATGGTTACAAAATACGAAGATTAACGCCGCGCGAATGTTTTAGATTGATGGATTTTCCCGATACATTTACCTGGTCTGTATCAGATAGTCAAGCATACAAACAAGCGGGTAATTCGATAGTAGTAAACGTACTTTACAAAATACTGAAAAACTTAAATTTATGAAGTGTAAGAACTGCAAAGAAAAGTTTACCCCTGTTAGGTTCAACCAAAAATTTTGTTTCGATCCCTTATGTTTGCAAGTTTGGATAGCAACCGAAAAGGCGAAGCAATGGAAGAAACGAAAAAAGGAATTAAAAGATGAATTAGAAACATTGCCAGATTTACTTTTTAAGGCACAGAAAACATTCAATCTATACATTCGTACCCGTGACAAAGGGAAAGTTTGTATATCATGCTTAAAACAGCCTAAAAAGGTAAACGCAGGGCATATGTTTTCAGCTGGAGGACATAGTAACGTAAGATTTGACGAAGAAAACGTACATATTCAATGTGAATATTGCAATAGTTATTTATCGGGAAACTTAATCGAGTACAAAAAAAATCTGAAAAAACGGATTGGACATGATAAATACGTTCTACTTACACAAAGGGCGTACATTGAAAAGAAATGGACACGTGAAGAGTTAAAAGAATTAATAGAGTTATACAAACAAAAAATAAAAGAGTTATGAAAGAGTACAAAGTATATTACAAGGCTAATCTTAACGGGCGTTGGAAAGTTATTTGGAAGATAGTAAATGCGGTATCAGAAATGGACGCGAAAAAAAACGCGGATTTATGGGAAAAATTGATAATTCGTGTTGTGGTAAATGAATAATTATTATATTTGCATATAAATAAATAGTTGATATATGAGAACAAAGAGTAAAAAAGAACAGGAGCTGACGTTTGAAGAGCAGTTGGTTCAAATGCGTGAAGAACAACCGCAAGTTGTGGAAAGACGAACCTTACTACAAAAGTTATGGAACGTAAAGTACGACCTAAAAAAGGTAACAAAGGGCAATGACAACCCGTTTTTTAAATCAAAATATGCGGATTTGAACGCGATAATAGACGCGGTAGAACCGATTTGCATGGAGAACGGTTTAATTCTGTTACAACCAATAGACAGCAACCATGTAGTTAGCCGGGTTATTTGTGTTGAAACAGGGGATTTCATTGAAAGTTCATTGGAATTGCCGAACATTACCGACCCACAAAAGTTAATTGCATCCGTAACATACTACCGACGCGCTACGCTTCAAAGTTTATTTGCTATGCAAGCCGTAGACGACGACGGAAACACGGCAAGAGAAGGCGTAAAGGAATCAAAGCCTAAATTATCAATGGAACGTTTTAACAAAGCAGTTGACGCAATTAACAATGGGCAATACAGCGCGGAAGAGTTGATACAAAAATACGAACTAACAAAAGAGCAATCTAAAATAGTAAGTGAGTTATGAAAATACGATGTTCATCAATAGGTAAGATAATGGCAACGCCCCGAACAAAAGGGGCGGGGCTATCACAAACGGCTAAAAGCTATGTTCAAGAACTATATTTAGAAGCCGAATACGGAATACGAAAAGAGTTTTGGAGCAGATACACCGATAAAGGTTTGTTAGTAGAAAACGAAGCCATTGAATTAGTGGAAGAAATGTTAGATTTTGGGTTCTTAGAAAAAAACGAACTTAAATACGAAAACGATTATTTAACAGGCGTTCCCGACGTAGTGACAAAAGACTACATTATAGATGTTAAAAGCAGCTACAACGCAAACACGTTTCCGTTCTTTGAAGACGAAATACCAAACAAAGACTACTACTACCAATTACAAGGCTACATGGAGTTGACAGGACGTGAAAAAGCGTTATTAATTTATTGTTTAATTGACACACCAGAAGATATTTTGTTAGATGAAATACGAAGGGAAAGTTGGAAAAGAAAGGAAATTCAAATTAGTGAAGAAGTTGAAGACTATGTTAGAAACCTTCATTGTTTTGATAATTTGCCGAAACATAAACGACTAAAGGTTTATGAAATAGAAAAACACGAACCTACAATTGAAAAGATTTACGCCAAAGTAAATGAGTGTAGGGAGTATTACGAAACACTTAAAAATAAATAAACATGGAACAGAAAAACAACAGCGGCGCAATGTTCCGCAACGTAAAGAAAGAAAAGGAAACACAACCCGACTATAAAGGAATGGCGGTAATTGACGGCAAAGACAAAGAAATAGCCGCATGGGTTAAAACAAGTCAAAAGGGAACGCAATACCTTTCGATTAAGATTAGCGACCCATACGAAAAGAAAGAAGTAGAAAACGACCCGTTACCATTTTGATATGTACATAGACGACGAAAAGCTACGCGATGCCTTGAAAGACCTATTGCTTTTGAAAACACGAAACGAAATAGTCACACAAATAAAGTTAAAAGGACACAAGTTTCACCAGTATAACATTGATAGGTTTTTAGAAGGTAAACCAGTAAGTATTCAGACCTTAAAAAAGTTGGATGAGTATGTAACACGAAAAGGCAACCATTGATTTTTAGACCCCGTTTTTTTATAGCGGGGTTTTTTTATTTATATTTGACACGAAATGCAATGGCTTAACATACTTTCCCGACACCACAACGAATGGGTTTCAATCGTTCGGTCGTTTGGCGAAAGCAATTACGCGGAAGACATAGTACAAGAAATGTACATACGAATAAACGACGCGGGAAGCGGTGAGAAATGCGTAGTAAAAGACGAACCGAACAAGGCTTATATTTGGATAATACTAAAGAACACTTACATTAATTACTACAAAGAAAAGAACCGCGTTACAAAGTTGCCTATTGAGGACGTGTTGTATTTATCGTATGAACAAGAAGAACTAACAAAACACGAATCCATAGTTAAAATAGATAGAAAGATACGCGAAGAAATAAGCAAGTGGAACACATACGACCGGGAACTATTTCGGGTACACGTAGAACACAATAAAAGTATGCGCGACATAAGCAAAGGAGCAAACATAAGTTTAAGTAGTATATTTAACACGCTGAAGAATTGCAAACGGCGCATTCGTGTTTCAGTAGGTGAGGACTACGAAGACTATAAAAACGAAGATTATGACAGAATTTAAAAAAAGAAAAAGACGGACTAAAAAGGAAATGGAATTAGTTCGTTCAACAGAAAGCCAAGGTTTAGGCGACACAATCGAAAAGGTATTTGAAGCCACAGGAATAAGCAAGGTTGCAAAGTGGTTGTTAGGTGAAGACTGCGGATGTGAAGAACGAAAAGAAAAGTTAAACAAACTATTCCCGTATAAAAAACCGAAATGCTTAACGGAAGACGAATACAATTTTTTAATTACATTCTACGACGAAAGAAGTTCACGTCTTAAACCAACGGAACAAGCGTCTATATTGAGAA